ACGGTGACACGTTCAAGGCGTGTATTATACTTCACAATCGCGTTTTGAAATTTACTTTCCGAACCGTGGGTTACGACGCACCCGAAATGAAACCACCAAAGGATATACCTAATCGTTCTAAACACATTTCTATGGCAAAACGTGCCAAGTATACGTTCGCGAGTTTTCTAGGGTTCGACGATCGCGCAAAACATATGTTATGGAACCCGTTTATGTGTAGATTTAGAGTAAACGGGTGGGTATGGATTTCATGTAAGAAAAACGATAAGTACGGACGAACTCTCGTTTTCGTCTATAAAAATAGAAGGGATATGGTTTCGATTAACCAGAAAATGATAGATACAGGGTTCGTGAACGCGTACGATGGTGGGACTAAAAAGGAATTTGATTTATAATTAAAGAATAAATTAATAGTCTTTATATAAAAAAATGACAGAAACATACAATCAATCTCCATGCGAATTCAGATACAAAATCGATTCATGTTCGAAAGTTGTTGACGGTGATACCGTTGACGTTCTTATCGATTTAGGGTTCGATGTACTCATTCGCCAACGCGTTAGATTACTCGGTATAGATACCGAAGAATCGCGAACTTCCGATAAAATTGAAAAGATTTATGGGAAACATGCCAAGAAACAGATTCTTAAATGGGTCACAAAAGCAGTTGAATCCGATAAGGACGATTGTGAAATTGAATTGAGATGTCCAGAACGCGACTCTGTAGGTAAATACGGACGCGCGCTCGGTGAATTATGGGTTTTGGAAGATAATAATTGGACGAACGTGAACAAATGGATGTGTGAAAATGGTTACGCTGTTCCATACGTTGGTCAAAACAAGAATGATGTTCGGGAACACCATATGTTGCACAGAAAAATGCTAGCCGATAGAGGTGAACTTGTTATCGACGAAGATGGGACATTTTTAACATCTTCAACTAAAACTAATTAATAATATAGGTTATATACATATGGAAAAGTACCTTAGACGTCTTTTAGCTATAATTGATGATAATAAACATAATATACGTGAAGGTGATTATTTAGAAATGTGTAATAATTTAAGTAAAATAAGGAAAATTAATGCACGTGAAAATATAAATAGAAAAATTAATTATATTATTAAATTTACAAAATATATTATATTTGTGAAATATAGTTTTGGAATATTGTTTAATAAAAAAAAGGAGGATGATAATTAATATGTATAAAAAGTATAATACATGGTAATTCATGACAACCGAATATTATAACGTGGTTATAAATCCAGACGGTATGCCAATAATTGGTGTTAACGATACAGTTAAAAAACCATTACCTTTACCTGAACCTGAAACTGAAAATGAACCAATACAGGGACAAAATAGAATCCAAATGATTGATATTAATATAAGGAGTGTTAAAATACGCAATCTATATAAGATTTTTCATATTAATATGCTTATATTAACAGTATTTTACGCCGTTTTATTAATGCAGGAATATATAACACTTTTAGATGTGGTTTTATCATTCATACAGTGTTTATACATTTTTGAAAATAATGAAAATTTTTTAAAGGTGCACACGTTTTATTTAATTATATCTTTTAGCTTTACAGCTTCTCTTAATATGTATGATTTTATGGGATATTATTTCTTGTATAGTGTTATAAATGTGGCTACATTTATGACATTAATGTTAGATAGAAATGAATATTATACCGAACAATTAAGATCGCGTCTCGAACAAGATGTTGTTTAACTTTTTACGCGTTTAAATTTACTAAAAAAACTTTTTTTTCCTCCTTGGGACTTTCGAAGATTTATACCATTACCACAACCCCTACCTAAAAACCTGAGTTGTTGTTTTCGAAATTCTTTATCTATATTTTGTTTAATTTCATTCATTGTTTTATTACCCAATTGATTAATAAATTCCTTTTTATTGAGACCATTACAAATTTTATTTTTAGAATTTATATAATTTGTTAAAGATTTTCTATTTCTTTCAGTGTTGTTATTAACCATTTGTATAACCTGATATTTTATTTTTCGGGTGGTTTTTCTGGTCCTGTGTATGTATATTTATGTACCCATAAATTACATACCCATTTTTCACCGGACTTAACTGGTGCACCTCCATGTATAGCCTTTTTCGTCATACATTCATAATTATTTAATGTATCAAAAAATAATGCATCACCTTTTTCTAAGCGATATTTTTTGTTTATAACTGGAAATACAGTTTCACCCCCTTCATAATCGTCATTTAAGGCGATTATAAATGTATACATACGTCTATTTTTATCTAATGAAAATGCATCTTGATGAGGTTTATAAAAACCACCTGGTTTATATCTAAGAACTTGTAAATCTTCAAAATTTTCTAAAGGTCTGTCTGTCATGGTTTGACAATTACGTATAAGTTTATCAACGACGGGATCCTCTGATGCTTTTATCCACGCAGTTTCACTTTTACGCTCTGAATTATTTATTTTAAAATTTCCACCGATTGTTGAAGGTTGTAGATTAGGTTCCGCTATTTTCCTAATATGATCGCATTCCTGTTTTGACAATACATTTTTCATTACTGTTGGGTTTCTATATATAGGTATAAAGAACCATATAATAAGTAAAAATGATAGAAATAAAATTAATTTATTTATTTTTACGTTCTTCATTTATTACAATAAGCTGATATATTTTTTCAATAAAAATTGAGGTGGACATAATAATAAATTTACTGCTATATCAGAATATCTACCAAATATGTTGTCATAACGAATTATAAATGCTATAAACCAAAAATAAAGTGAAATGATATAATGTAATTTTGTCATATTAGACGCACTTTTTACAAGACCTACGATGAGGTTTACATCTAAATATTTACTATCACTGATTATATTAGATTTACAAACAATTATAATAGATAAAAAATTAAATAATACATCCATGAAAACAAGACGACGATTCCACATATATCCCAAGATTAATATGTCAATATGTCTCGATATATAAACGGATTTATGTGTAACATCATTTGAATTTAAATGATAAATGGCGTTTGATATACTTCCAAAATTTTCCAAAATTATAAATGGAAACAATGATGTAATAGCAGAAACTATTTTAGTTTTCATTTATAATAATTATGCATCTATTCTTAAAGTGCGCGTAAGAATATATAATGTGGTATAGATGAATTATATCTATTTCTTATGCGTGTTATAACTTTATTAGAATAATCTGCCAAACCATGAATTGTACGTAATATACATTTGGTTTTAGATGTATCAATTATCCATTGACGAAGTAAATCTCCACATGCATCCGAAAACATTTCATAGATATTACGTATATCTTCTATTTTACATTTATATTTATCACGTCTTTGTAATTCTTTTTTGAAATTGTCAATTGATAATTCTTTTAATAGATATTGTACACGTAATTGTAAATTATCATCATCGTATAAACCCCCATATTTATATATAAGATCTCTATCTATCATTGTTAGTCTATAACTTAAATCTAATATATTATCATTTGCACCTGCACAAAAAAGTTCTTCATATGTTGGTCGACCCCCACACGGTATATCACCATGTTCTCTCGATCTCTTTTTAAATTCGAAATAATGGGGGTTATGTACACGACCAGTTTCTATACGTCCGGAACGCCAATCAAACGCTGTATGACATTCTGTACACCACATCTGCGCACAACCATCTATTTTATGTATCATAGTTCCACATTTAGGGCATGGTTTTGTATCCTTATTTATGAGTTTTATAGTTTTAACTGTTTCAGGATCACATATATGGTTGGAAGTTATGGGTTCATTACAATGTTTACAAAATGTTTGTAAACATAAACCACAGTTCATATTTTCATCCAAAAACCCTCTACATTCATGTTGTGGACATTTACGTGTAAATTTTGAACCACTTACATTATTAATATTTATTTCAAGAGTTTGTACTTGGTGGACAATATCTTCTATTTCTTGTGCTATTTTTACTATAGAATCATCATATACTTTTGTTGGGTTATTCATATTTATTGCTTCTGAACGTAAAGACCTCATCATATATAAACCATCTAAAAGTTCATAATATCTCTTTCTAATAGAATGCATTTTTAGTTTATATTCCGCATACGGTTGTGTTTCTGGCATACGGGCTATTTCGCGTTCATATAATATATTTTCACGATGTTTTTTGTATTCTATATTTCTAAAACGTTTAGTACAAAACGAGTCTATAAATTCACGATCATGTTCATGTTTACAATTCATACAGTGTGGTTCTTCTGTCGAAGATAATAAATAGGTTTGAATACATGTTTTACATGCATTATAATTACAATAAGGGCACGTCACTTTTTTGTGATTCGTTTTATTATACGCATCACAACAAACTGAACACGTATCCATACTTATATGGTATACGTTTTTTTTCTTTAATAAGTTATTTTTTTATTTAAGGCGGTTTGTATTTAATAATATAGCGATTACAACTGCTAAGATTACTAGTGGTAAATCATAAGCTGCTTCAGATTTAGAAGTCCATCTTGTTGTGAAAAATACAGATAGAAATACACCTGATATGCGTAGAGCGGCTTCGATGTGTTGATTCATTTTATTTATATATACTTACATTTTTTTACCATTTAAAAATGGGTTCTTATCGAGTTTCCCATTGTGAAACACAACTGGGTTGTAACTTGTTCCGTCTGCATAATAGACTTTTGTATACCATGATTTTGAATTTGGGTCCCAAATACTTTTTGGTTTTAAACCGCATTTATACAAAAGTTTTTCGTGCATATCGTCACGACTTCCGGTATATTCTCCGGATTTGTTTCCCTTAACGATAGTTTTTGATTTCTTTTCATCACTAATAGAGCG